ATCTTTTCCCAGCGATCATCCCAGACCATAGAAACCATTAACCACCACAACAGATTTATGTCCTCCTACCTCAGCGTCACCCAGTCGCAAGGAGACTTCGCATGCCACGCTTACGAGACTTCTCTTCGTTTCCCGAACTACAAGGCACAGCAGTTAGGTGTCATTCAGAACACACAGGCAGATCCATCCACGGGGGACAGTCCTAACTCTTTCTGTATCCCGCTTGTCAGCGGTCTATTTTTAGGACAAGACCCTATTCCGCTTTCTAACTCTTGGGGTGTCGGGGGACTTTTGATCGAAATCCAACTTTCACCAGACCAGAATGTTTTATTCTCTGCAAATAATACGGACACTAACCTCCTTGATAGTTATTATGAACTTTCTAATGTTCGTCTAATCTGTGAAGTCCAAACTCCCGGAGAGGATTTTAAACCACAAATGACAAATACTTTCACCTACAACTCTATCAGTTCCTACTACAACACTATTAACTCTCGTAATGCTGTATTAAACTTTAACCTTGGTCTTCGATCGGTTCTTGGAGCATTTATGAATGTTGTTCCTTCGGCACACATTAATAGTTGGACGAGAGATGGTCTTGCTACTCTTGGTTTCAGTAATAAAGACGGGTCTCGTTGTAAGGTAAATCAGTTAGTTTTTACCCGTGCAGGACAGAGGGTCCCCTTAGAATATAATATTGATACTCTACAGAAAACTGAAAAGGCAGGTTTCATCAATGAAAATGCTGACGCACAGGTTGTTAGAAATTATATGAATGCGGTTCAGAACTTTGCGAAGATTAATCGCACTTCGGTTGGTCCCGAAACATTCCGCTCGATCGGTTATGGGACTAACTATGCTGACGCTAAAACTATCGTTAAGGGTGGTTCTGCTTGGGGTCTTGGTGTCGCATACGACAGCATTTCTAACCAAGGTCTTGATTTCGGTCAAGTTCCTTTCGGTGTGCAATTAGATCTGGAATTAACCAGCGACCACCCGAATGCTGTATTCCTTTTCGTTCATTCCCGCCAGACGATTGTATCCTCTGACAACTCTATTCAGGTAATGAAGTAAAAACCTTTGGACGATTAAACTGAAATTTTAATTCTTTAATTACCATTCTAAAACTTCTATCCGCTTTCCCTAAATTTATATTACAACTCCTACAACAAACCCACCTGAAATATAATGTAGTATGATTATGATCCATATTCCTTAATGATATTTTAGAAGTGTCCGCTGATATATCCCTATTACAGATTTCACAATTATCGGTTTTAAAATATTTATCTGCTAAATCTCTTAAATCCCCTTCACTATATTTTACTTTATCTTTTCTCCATTTATCTATTAGTGTCTGAATATGACCCTTCCTTGATTTTCTAAATTTTTCTTTTATTTCTTTTTTAGTTTTCATAACGAACTAAAAACCATATTTTAAAATAACTATCAAATTTTTTTAATATTTATCAGTATATAATATGGAACCTCCTTCGCAACCGCAAGCATCGCAAATTCCCGATCTCGTCCGCATAGGAAGTGTCGCTGTCGACACAGCGATCAATGTGCAGACTGACATCTTAGATCCAGTAATCTTTAGTGAGCGTGAAGCACGATTCGTTCTTGACAACAAGGGTATTCTCCACAGCAACTCCCGCATCACATTCTCTACCGAGGGTGATGTTAATGCCTCGGGCAACGCAAGAGCATTCTTTCCTGCAGGAGTAGGGATTCATTCACTAATCCAGAGAGCAGCACTTCGTGTTGGAACGAAGACAGTCTGTGAAATAGAAGACTACGCCCACTTCGCTGCTTATGAAACTACTTTCCTTCCTCCTGACGCAATCAAGGAGCGTGAAGGTGTTATGTCGGGTCGTATGATGGCGATTGCTCCAACTCTTCAGGAGCGTTCTGCTTCATTCGCTTCTGCTTCCAATAGTGCTTCTATTACAGAAAGTCTTACTGAGGCAAAGAGTATCCAAGTAGATAATGGAACTTGCCCCACACTCCAATCTGGAACTACAGAGTATTGGAAACCAATTAATAATGCTTCTGTTCCCGATGCTACAAGAGTAATCTTTGATTACCAGAAGGAAAGTAATAAACCAACTTATTCTATTATGTTGGCAGATCTTTTCCCATTCCTCAAGACCAATCAGTTGCCTCTCTTTATGATGCAGGAACAGGTTTCTATTCACTTGACTTTCACTCCACGCCAGTCAGGAACAGATAGTCTCCGTGTTTCTTCCACGGGTGGTGCTGATCTTACAAAGGATTGCACTCTATCAAGAACAGATTGTCAAATGATTTCGGACTACATTTTTTATCCACAGGAACTTATGGAACAGTATCGTCAAGCAAATGCGAACATGCAGTTCTCGTATGTTGATTATCAGTTTGTAAAGAGGACGGTTTCTGATACTGAATTCTCTTCTGGTCTTATCCAGAATGTTGGTGGTGCGGGTCGTGTAGTTAATAAAGTCTTTGTAGCAGCACAGCAGACAGACAACAAGAATGGTGGATTACTAAATAACTATGTTGCAGAAGGTCCCGCAATCAGCGGAACTTCTACGGGTCAAGTAAAGAACAATCTTAAATACAACGATAATTTCCTCTATCCTATCGATGTTGTGAATGACGCTCGTCATTACCATAATGTCTTCCATAGTGAAGGTCGTGTCCCATACATTTCCCGTGATTTATATCGTGGCGAGGGTCAGTTAGCAACGAATAATGTTGATACTCCTGGAGCAATTGAGTTTGAGGACTTCCCCGCTGATAGTGATCTACGCCAGAAGTTCTTTTACACGGCATATCGTCTCAACAAGGGTGAGCGTGTCAATTCCCGTGGTATAGAACTCTATGATACACGAACCACTATGTCTGGTTCTTCCACTCTCCGTTGCTGGTTGCAGGTAATGAAGGTCGCTCAACTGAAGGACGGAATGTTCTCAATGGGATTTGCCTAAACAATTTAAATTTACTAACCTATATTTTTTATAAACATTCATAATAAAAATGAGTGGTTTAACACGAACAACCTTAATAGAATGCCCCCGTTCGCAATCAGACGAAGGTATAGCAAACAACAACCAAAATCCTTCTAAATGGACGAACAGAGTGGGAACAGGTCTTCATTTAAAACCAGGAGATAAAATTTCAGTTCATAGTAGTTATATCAGCGAAATAGGTGCTGAAGCAGGACAAATCCAAATTAAAGGTCAAGATCTTAATGCTTCAGTAGAAGTAGAAATCACTGAATTTACAAATACATTATTAAATGAAGAACTTCCTCAAAAATATACTCTCCAAAAGGCAGAAAATGTTAAAAAGACAATCAATATCAGGGATGATACATTAAATTTAGTTGTCAGTCCTTATAAGTGTGCGAATGGTGAATATTATACCCATTTACCTCGCAGATATAATGCTTCAGAGACAGATAATTTCTGGAAGTTAAATCATTCACGAGACAAAACTCCCGTGGATGGGGACATAGGACAGACAGTTCTTCCTCCACGACCTCTGAACAGATGCTCTTCAGATATAAATATTAAATATTGGGCGTATAAATCAGGGTCAGCACATACAAGATACAGAGTAGATGGAATTAATGATGGTTCTCGTTTCACTTTATTTACAAGAAAAGAAACTTTTTATGGTTCTCCAAATACACCGCAAATCACACTCACAGGTGAAGCAAAAGCAGGAAGTCCTGTAATTACATTTAATCACGGGAGCACAACAGCAGAACTTCTTGTTGGAATGGAATTAATAACCCAATCACCAAAAGAAGTATTTAGGACTTCACCAACCTTTTCAGCAATTTTATCTATTGATAGTGATACAGAAATTACTATGGATACGAATGCTTCAGAAAATACTAATTCACATAATATATTTACATTCCAGTTTCCTTCTGATACAAACGATCAATTCCTACCACCAACAACCGTGAATAGTGATTTTGATTCCAGCGAATGTTCTATATATAGAGACCCTGCTCTCTGGGGTGATTATATCCAAATAAAAAATTTAATATCTGTGAAAGCAAATCCAGGATATAATTCACCGGCAGATTTAGCAGACCAATTAACTCAAGAATTAAATGATAGAACAGATATAGAAACATTTGCTTATCCTACACATTCTACGGCAAATGATTTCGTAAGGAACGAAAAATTTACTTTTAAAACAGAAACTCCTTGTAATCAGGTTTATAATTGTGCGACAGCAACTAATTTCAGTTTAGCAGATTATACTGAATGGAGGAGAACAGATGGGTCTTGGAATGTCGATGACGCTTATCATTATTTATCTAATTACAAAACAATTGGAATAAAAAGACCAGAATTATATACAACAGGAATTTTAGTAAATGGTTCATTAGCAGGAGGTGAATCATATGTTGATGGTTATGTCGGTGAAAGGAATGGATTAAAAATCGGTAATTTTACTCCTATGGGAAAAGGTGAATCTGTTCTTATTACTACTGAAAGATGGACGAAAGAAAATATCATAAGGTTTAAGGCATTCTTTGACGCACAAGCAACTTATCCTGAATTATTTGACTATACCCAGAGTGATATTAAATGCAATATTAATGAAACAAGGTTTTTACATATGAATTTATACGATGGTTATAATGGTTCAGACGAAATCCCTGCTCTTGACGACGCTGTTAGAGAATGGAACTTTGGAACGAATATTCGTTCTGACGGAGTCCCTGCGTTTGGATACGACTTATATGACCACACGATTTCTGCTTCACAGACAAGTTTCCCAATCTTTGTAGATTACAATCCTGCGACTGCAGATACAACTGAAAATGATGTTGGTTATACAGATAGAGGATTTAATTATTTTTATGACGGATTAGAACCCGATTACGACGATTTGGCGTATGGTTTCGCAAGAAAAATTAGAACTATTAATGGATCAGGAGAGGAAGAATTTTACCTTGGTTTGCAATTTACAAGAACAGGAAATAAAATCCCAGATCATTTCTTTCAGACAAATGCTTCCAGTGCGTCGGGAGAACCAACTGAAACATTAGGTCAAGGAGGAAGACAATTTGGTTTTGACTGGCACTTCACAGCATACGGAACAGCAGCAATCATTTTATATAATGGAAATATGGGAGTGCGAGGTGATTCTTTTTATACAGGGACCGTAATTACAGATACAAAAACATATCGCTTCGCTCAAGCAACGGGGGGAAAAATCTATAATTTAGATCCTTATCAATGGGGAATGTATGTTGGTGCAGACGAACCAATTATTAATTATGATACAGACCAACAGAGGTTCCAGATTAGAAATCTTCATACAGCAGAGACAGTCGGTAATGTAAAAGCAGCAGGATACATCTCGGCGGGAGGAGACCAAACTGCCACCAATCCCAACGCAGGAGACCCTTGCTACAAAATAAATAAAAGAATGCTTCGTTGGAATTATACGCCCGATTTAGCACCATATATTGATAATTTTTCTGCTGCATATACTGGAGGAAGCGAAAATGCTTTTATTTCACATAATGTAGGAATAGAACCTTGGTCTATTATGGACGCTCAAAGTGGTCTTTTTGTAGAAGATTGGGTTGTTCCAGAAGAGTTATGGGACGAAAGTCTTATTGGTATAATGGGATACAGATATAATCAGTTTCATAATCCAAATACAACTTCCTCAAGACAAGTTAGATTAAAAGCACACGGAGCAAATGCAGATTTAAATAATGTGAATATCATTACAACCAACGCCAATATAGGTGAAGCAGATGTCAAAGGATATCAGCAGAATACAACAGCAGCGACACAATATCAACCAGTTCTTCCAGTTGCTACGGAACCCTCTGGGACTGGGTTCTCCACTCCTGGTAGATATATCACTCCAGCAATTACTAATTCACCAGCACAATCAGTTAATATAACTGCTGAAAGACTTCCTACAAAAACATTAAGACCTTATTATACAATTAGAAGCGATATTATTTCTGAACCTAATCAAGTATTAGGAGGTCTTACAAGTGGTATTACTATGCCAATTGTAGCAATCACAAACAAGGCAAATCCTTACGGAGACTTCCTTAATGGTTTCCAAGGGCAGATCGAATTTACAAATACAATTGATAGGGTAATCACAAGAATTAAGTGTAGTATTCACGAACCAGACGGTTCTGCTGCCCGTTGTGATTTAAATTCAGCAATTATTTTCAGGATAGACCAACAGGTAAATGCGAATTTAGATATTGTAGGTGAATTATTACAAAGTAAAAAGAAGAGCGACCAATTGATTGCAGAAGAAGCAGAAGATCCAGAATTAGAATTCCAGAATGTGAAATATACAAAGGATCTATTCCAATAATTAGAAAAGTTAGATTTTAATAACTCTAAGTTATTAACAGAGGTAATTGTGAAAATAAGTATCGAAGAGAATATTATTCTGTAAGAGAATTTATTGCTCGGATAACAAAAAGTCAATTAGAGTTATTAAAATCTAACTTTTACAATTTAGAAAGAAACATTTAAATAAAAAATATTAAGAATATAAAATGGGAGATCATATTCGTGAAATTTATCGTATCATAGAATATCTTGACGATAAAGGCAAAGAGGAGTGGAGGGATCTTCTGCAGGGGATAATAATTTACATAGAAGAATTAGAAGAAGTTTCTTCTGGTTCCTCTGAGGATAGTGAAACCGAAACAGACGAGTATGGTTGTATTCCTGAAGGTGTTCCAGAAGTTAATATTGACGAACAGGGTTTCCATTCTCTCGCTTAGGTTTTTTCTTACCACACACTAAAAGACCTTCTCTTTCTCCGTCTTCATCAACTGCTCCAAGTTTAATTAGAATTAACAAAGTGAAAAGAACAAAGTCTCGATCTTCTGCAGTTGGTTCTTTTATTGTTTCTTCATATCTAAAATTCTTTAATGTAGAAATACATCTTTTTTTAACTATTTCTAATTGACACCCGTCCCGTAATGCCTCGATTAAAACTCTCAACGCTTCCTTTTTATAACTATCAAGAGTTTTACCATTTCCAAGAGGTCTTGATACAATTAATTTCTTTTTAAAGTATCCATTCACAGAACCTTCACTTCCTTCGTAAATCATTTTCTAACATAAAAAATTTTTATAAACTATCAAATTTTTAAAATGTAAAGATTTATTCTTCATCATCAGTTTCACAATAATTACCTTCACAATCTTTAGCGGTCTTGTCTCCCTTCATTTTCCATAAACCATTCTTACAATAGACGACTTGTTTATCACGATCTTCTTCGTCAATGTATCGACACCACCCGAGACCGACCACATTGATCTCTATTGTATATTCTTCTTCTTTCAGTTTCTCTATTTCTTCCTTCATGTAATCGTGGAGACCTTCTGGGTCAATACGACTACCCTTTGGTTGATATTTTTGTTTTTCTTCTTTCAGTTTCTCTATTTCTTCTTTTAGTTTATCTGTTTCTTCTCTCCACATTTTCTTGATTTCATTGTTTCTCTGTATCCAGTATTGTTGGAGTTCGTGATTCCTCTGTTTTAAAAATTTTATGTGTAAAGTAGGATCGTGCTCGTAGTCTTCTTCACGCTCGTTGAGAAGAAGTGTGTGGAACATAGGGTCTCCCGTTTTGTTTCTTTTTATGTTATTGGTTTTTCGTTATATAAACTATCAAATTTTTTAACAGCAACAATCAAATTTTATGGTTTTTTTTTATAATTGATATAGAAAGATTATCTGTATTATAATAAATGAAGTTTGTTATTCCTTCCTACCAGCGTTCAGAGATCTTGCAACAGAAAACCTTAAAATATCTTGATAGTATGGGAGTTGATAGGACTTCTGTATATGTTTTCATTCGTGAAGACGATAAGGATTATGAAGGGTATAATAAAATCACAGACATTAATCTATTACCAATTGATATTAAGGGCATCGGTGAAACACATAATTACATTACGAAACATTTTGACGAAGGAGAATTTATTGTAGAAATCGACGACGATTTAGAATATATGGTTGATCAGGAAAGAAAACCAATTGATAGTTTCATAGGTCTCTGTGAAGAAATGAAAGAAAAAATGGAAAGTGTTGGTTGTAGTTATGGTGGTTCTTATTCTGTGGCGAACCCTATGTTTATGTCAAAATGCGAAAGATTTACGACAGACCTTCGTTATATGTTAGGTTGTGTTCGTTGGCGATTTGTTCGCAAGGATATTAAGTTAGAAACGAATTATGCAGAGGATATGGAAAATTGTATCCTTCATTTTATTAGAGATAAAAAAATTCTAAAAAACAATTGGGTTGCTCCCAAGACTAAAAATTATGCAGACGGAGGTTGTAATGGCGACGGGAGAGATTTTACAAGCGAACAGAAAGATAAAAAATATTTAGCAGAAAAGTATCCTCTCTATTGTAGGTATTTTGAGCGAAAGAATGGGAAACCAGATTGTAGGGTCAGAGAGTATAAAAATTCTACCTGTCCTGAAACTTTTAAGAAATTTTAACAGGGTATAACTTTTCCAGAGTAGTTCCAATTGGTCCTGTAGTTTTATATTCTGTGATAATAACATTAGGTAGTCCTTTAAAGTGTTCTGAATATTTTTGCGATACAAATAGTATTTTGTTTGTGAAAGAAGTTTTTAGAAACCTTTTACCCAACTCAATTGTAAATTTATCTCTGTCGTCCATTTTAACCAATAAGTTTTCAGACAACCTGTCTCTTCGCTCAATCCATTTTCTAATTGCCTCGCCTGAACCTTTTTTCTCGTGGCAAAAATGCAACTCAATATCTCCCAACATAATTACAGGATACTTTCGTGGCGTTTTGTAATGTTTTGTGTTGCCTTCTATTTCTTGTGCGACAGGATCAATTTTTATGTAATCTTCCCAGTTTTCCAGTAATTTAACATAGTCGGGCGAGACTATATACATAGAGAAAAATGGAGTGTTGTATTCGGTTTTGAGAGATTTTGTGTATTTCGTGCCGTAGCAATTATCGCTGATAATACTAAACATTTTCGTGACTCGTGTTTTTATACTACGCAAAACCCACCCAACATCAAATTTATACGGCAAAAGTATTGTTTTTCGTAGGTTTTTAGTGTCGCACGATA